TGCCTCCATTTTTGCCAGGTCAGCCAGGATGGAGACCGTCAGGCTCCGGAAACTGCCCTTTCCGGTCACGGAAAATTCGCGATACTGTCCGCCATGCCGTTAAATGCGTTTGTGAAAACGTTCTCCGTCATGCCTGCCACGTTGCCCCCCTGCGCCAGAAAGTTATCCAGCGCCCGCGACGCGCCCTGCGTCCAGTCTCCCTGCGCAGCATCCACTTTCGCGTTATAATCCGCCCACTCAGCCAGTCGGCGATCGAGACTGGCCTGAAGTTCCTGCTCCGCCTGACGGTATTCGTCAGAACCGTATGTCCCTTTTGCCTTGCTGTCGCGCTTAAGCTGCTCCAGTTGTTCCTGGTAGTGCTGTTGAATTTTCAGATGCTCTTCGTACCGGCCACGTTGCTGATCGCCCATACCCATTGTGGCCAGCGCCAGTGCGTGCTGCTGCCTGACGCGGGATTCTTCGTCAGCGAGCTGGCTGGTTAATGTGAGCGTCTTTTTCTTCAGTTCATTAAAGGCATTCTGGTGTTGCAAATCCTGTTGTGAGATATCCAGCTTCTGTAGCGCAAGCGCTATTTCATCCTTATGTGCCAGTACGCTTTGTTCATCCGCCGTCAGTTTTTTACCGGACAAATCAGCGATGCGCTGCTGAAATGACAAAAGCTGCTTATGCGCTTCCGTCATTTTTTCGGTCGTGGAAAGCTTCGCGGCGGCAATCAGCCCTTCAGTCTGCGCCTGTTGCTGGCTGTACTGCAAAAGCAGTCGCCCGGCCTCGTCGTTGTGGTAAGCCTTTGGCTTTTCCTTCTGCCGTGCCATTGCTTTTTTATGGCGTTCGTTTTCACGCTCCAGCGCGGCATTGCGTACCGCAGCATCGGCATACTGCATGGCGGTAATGCGCGCCACCTCCCGTTGATGCCGCAGGGATTCAGTTTCATTATCCCGGTTCAGCGCGGCGTTCTGCTCGTTCCGACGTTTCTGCGTTTCCTGATAATTACGCTCTGCCTGCGCCTTCGCATCCAGCAGGTCCTTCTGGCGTTTCTGTTCCTGAAGTTCGTTCAGCTGCTGCTGATCGTATTCAGTCTGGGAGGAAGACACCGTCCAGGGCGTTTTTCTGCCGCGCGCGATTTTTTCCTGCAGTGTCGCGATCTTTTCATCGAGCGTGTCTTCCCGCCCGATATCCAGCATCCGATCCCATGCCCACTTCGCCGCATCACCGACAGCATTCCATGCTCTTTCAATCCAGCCCAGATTGTCGTGTACGTCCCCCATCCGCTTATTCATTTCTTCCGAATACGCGGACATGGCAATTTTCGCGGCATCAGCCACTCTTCCCTGCTCGCCCAGTACCCTGATTTGTTCAAGCTGGGTGGCGGTCAGAAAATGCAGTGTCCTGTCCAGTTCTTTCGCCGCATTCACCGGATCATCCCGCAGGCGTTTAAACTGGCGGATGGTTTCATCCACTGATTGTCCCACGTTTTCCTGCATTCTGGTCGCGGTACGGGATACCATTGCCACTGCCTGCCCGGTAAACGCTCCGCTACCGACCACCTGTGCCAGCACGCCTGCAGCATCGTGCTGCGTGACGCCATTTCCGGCGAGCGACTTCGCCATCGCATTAAGCTGGCCTGTGGTTTTTCCGGCATAACTCCCGGTCAGAATAAGCTGTTTATTGAACTCCTCACTTTCTTTCGCCCCCTCATAGTACGCCTTACCCAGTCCGTAAACCGCCGCAGCCACACCGCCAACCAGCCCGCCGAGCATCATGCCCTTCGGCGACATCAGTTGCTCAATCCACCCGGCCCGGTTGGCCAGCGTGATACCGGAACCGCGAAGGGCGCCAAAATTTCCCCGTGCCAGTTCACCAATCAGTACGCCTATCTCGCGGCGCGCCATTGCTGATTTCAGTCCCAGTGCATGAGTGGATTTTGTTGCGGTATCCAGTTTGCGGATATAGACATCGGCGGCACTGCTAACCCCCAGTTCAGCCGCCTTCACCCGCAGCAACTCAGTACGGGAGAGGCCCTGTACCGCCGTCTGCTCTTTCAGTCGACGTATAAACTGTGCTTTTTTCTGCGTGGCCAGCGCCTCCGCATCGGTAAGTTCGCGTGTCTTTGCAGCAGCTTCAGACACCAGCGCCAGATAATCGCCCTGTGAAATATCTCCGCGTCCTTTCGCCTGTCGTACCTGCGCCTGGATACGCTGTAACTCCTGCAGACCACCGCTTAACTGTTTTACACTGTCAATCTGACGGTAAAATGCCGCTGCGGCTGCATCCTGAGCCTGTGCAACCGCCGCTGCCTGCGCAGCTTCCGCCCTTAACTTCTGATTCAGGTCGACAGCCCTTTCTCTGGCCTCGTTCGCCTCACGCGCCAGTTGTGCCATAGCGTCACTCTGTGTGCGTGTGGCAACCTGTGATTGCGCCATAGCGGCACTGATACTTTTTGCCGATGCCGCCACACTTCTGGCGCTGGACTCCATACATCGCTTGATGCGTTTTTCAACGAGATCACTGCTGTCCACCAGCTTCCCCAGCCCGTTACTGGCAGTCTGAAGACCGGCGGCAACTTTAGCTGTATCAACATCCATGTTGATGACGATATCACCGACTTTCTGGCTCAAATCTCACTCCTCCCGGAATACCGACTGCCACTTCAAGCAGATCCTGCTCCGTCATGCTCTGTACCGCTCCGGGTAATGTCAGCAAACTGAAGTCCGCTGCATCGATTTCTTTCCCCGTCACCAGCATGAACACCTGCGCTTTCAGCGTGGAAAACTCCGCATCCAGCAGGGCATCACTGAAACTGTTTTCCCGAAAGAAATCAGCCCACTCACTAAGTTCAGTTGAACTCATTTCGTCCAGCATCCGGCGCCAGTCAGGCCGCCGGAACTCCCGGGCCAGTTGCCGGACAAAATGAAGCTCATTATTCAGGACTTTTCCGGCGTCATGTCCTCTGATTCATTACCTGAATCACTGGCGTTATCTTTCTTATCCGCAGACAGCCCGCTGAGCATCAGAACACTTTCTGCGCCTGCGTCCAGCGCCTCATACGACCACTTCGCCTGTACTGACTGATAAAGCGTGTCTGCATCCTGAGAAGAATCACCATTCAGAAGCGAGCGGGATACCAGCCAGGCATTAATTTCCAGTGCCATTTGCATATAAGCCACGCGCTTATCCGCTTCCGTCGCACCATCCATATCCGTGTCATATTTCGCAGTACGTTTCTGGATGAACTCCAGGTACTCAATACGTTGCAGGCCGGATAACTCGAACAATGCCACCGACGCATCCCCCCGGGTAAACGTCTCTTTCTTTAAAAACATGATTTATTCCTGAAAAAAATGCCCCAAAACAGGACGAGAGGTGGGTTATGCCTGAACAGTAATATCCGCAATAGCGGTAAAATTACCGTCTGTTGTCATGCCAATAATTTTCACTGTACCTGCCTTAACACCTTTTACAGTGGCAATATTTTCCGCCTGCGTGACGGTGGCTGTAGTCGGATCTGACGTTGCGATACGCAGTGATTTATCTGTCACGTTATCCGGTTTCACCGTGAACGTAACCGCTGTTGTGGCGCCGACCTTCACGGTGGCATTTGTCGGTTCCACTGTCAGTCCGGTAACACTAACCACTTCCGGTGCATCCTCTTCAGCAATGTACGGACGGCCCACACTGGTAATTTTTACTGTACGGGCGATCTCATCCTTACTCTGCACCGTTTTCCCCAGCGAGCTCACCCAGCCTCTGAACACATCAACAGTGCCGTTCGGATACTTGATCCGGAATCCGCGCTTCTGCCCGGTCGTGAACAGTTGAATAAGCTTTTTCTGTACGTCCTCACCTGGCTTCCACGCCAGCGTCACAGAAGTATCCCCGGCAGACTTCTGTCCCTGTGTGGTACTTTTCCAGTCAGCGTTCTCGTCATCAAGATAGTTATTATCTTCTGCATCTGCCGTCAGTTCTCCCGGCTGCAGGTCTTTTACGTTTGCCAGCCTCAGCCAGTTATTATCACTTAGCGGGCTGGCGAACGGATCACCCTCGCTGTTGTACATCCAGAATGTGGTATTTGCGCCTTTTACCGGCGCAAGTGGATTAGGAATTGTCGTGTCTGTCATTCTCTTTTCCTCTACATGGAATAGGTGATGTCGTAACTCAGATCGGCTGACCCCCACATCGCCATTTCATCGTCTCGCTGATAGTTATACCCCTGCGCCGACATTGTCCGGATGATGTCACCCAGTCCCGCCACGCTCCCCAGTGCCGGATACACCCTGTTCTCCATCTGTTCATCCAGGGCGCTGTCCGGTGCAGTGGCTTTCAGAAATACTTCCACATGTAGCACCGCGCTCCAGATATCACCGTCCACCTCAGTACCGGTATACTGAGCATCACTCAGGTACACCGCCACCGCAGGTAACTCATCCTCCTCCACCACGACCGGACGACCGTCAAAAAACGTGGTGGAGCCATCATCGGTCTTTTTTAATGCGGCAATAATGGCCTGCCGTACTGCACTGTGTCGGGTCATTTTTTAGTGAATCTCCTCAGTTCATAACTGATTTCATGCTTCAGCTCTTTGGGCATCTCCGTTTTCATCTGTAAAACAACCTGCGTGTTGAACGCATGGCGCAATGCATCAGCAACCGGGATTTTCACCACATTAAGTGGGTATCTTCCGGCACCGGAACGCTCAAATACCTGCCACCATCCGTTCGGAGCCTGCGCAATAAACCCCCGGTCAAAACGGTATTTTCCTATACGTAGCGGCTTACCTTTTCTCCCCCTCATCGGGGTTGATGGTGGCGAACTCAGTAACCTGATGGCAGTCAGCGGATCACAGTTCACATAAATGTTGGCAAAAGGCTTGTCCGCTCTGGCCAGCCTGACTCTGGCGCGACGTCTTACCGTTCTGACGGGAATACCCTGCCGTCGGTTGTCTCCGGCCACCACCAAAGCAGCAGCACTGCGAACTGACACGCTGACCACCCGTTTTGCCACCCGGTTAATGGCCCGAATTTTTGCCCGGGTCACATATCCACGATCAATTTCTTTAAGTACTGAAATGGCCTCTTTAAGCCCCTTTACCTCCATTGTTCTCCTCCAGAGTCAGTTGTGGCTTACCGTTAAAACGCCGGATACGGGTCACGGTAAACTCACTGCCCCGCAGTACCACCCTGTCTCCCCGGCGCGGGATAACGTTGCCTGAAAACACCACTACGTTTTTTCCGTTTCCTTCAACAGGCCCCAGTTCAGCCAGAAAATCAGACTCCACCACTATGCAGTCAGTCCCGTTGATGTTGACCTTCATGCCGAAGCGTTCTGCGATAAGTGCATCCATGCGCCTTTTCATCCCGTCAAAAAGGTCAGCCATTAATTTTTACCGGAACGGTTTCATCACCGTTTGCCGCTGGCGCCCATACCACCCCGACATACGGCAGGCTGCCGGTTGCATCCGTCTGAACCACGTTATCCTTCAGATACACTTTTTTCCCGACGGCAATATCCTCTGTTGTCAGTTTTGGTATGCTGAATACCCCTTCTGCGATGCCGGTTCCGGCGCTCCCGGCGGCAATATCGGTAACAGCCACAGCGAACATATCGCCGACCTGTACCAGATCTCCGCTCTTTAGTGACGTGGTCGCCACAATTTCAATCGTTTTGCCGTCTTCCACGTAATTCTTAGCCACGGTTATTCTCCTTTCCGGCACGCCGTGCCGGATTTCAGGTATAAAAAAAGCCCGTCAGGGCCGTATCGCTTAATGTCTGCTTTTAGTGGGTTATACGGTGCATTTCACCATACCGCGATAATCCACCGGCGCAACGCCCGCATCAATACGAACTTTCGTGGTTACGCCATCCACCGTGAATCCTTCCTGCTGGTCGATATACGGCTCATCCACGCCGTTAAGGTAAGCCACCTCAACGGTATCGCTGCCTTTTGCTGCAGTAAGATAGAAAGTGGACTGACTGGCGTCATCAAGACGAGGCTCCGCGATCACCGTGGCGAAATCTTTCACCGGGTTAATGATCCCGGCGTTAATATCCGCCCCCTTGACACTGACAGATTTAATCACCTGATTTGACACAGACTCCAGCGCCGTCGGCACCAGTACAAATGCCGGACGGATATTGAGGTGGCGATCGCCCTCTTTCTGCATCCGCATTAGCTGGCGCGCTTTATCCAGGGACGCCACATCCATAACGGCTTTTTCAAGGACGTTTGCGTGTTTCGTCTTGTCAAACAGCGCCACATTATCACTGGACAGTTTCTGGTTACTGATGAGAACGTCATAAACCAGATCGGCAATGGTGGCTTTTGTCGCACGTCCCAGCTTCATCGGGACATCCGTCAGCATATTCATATCATCATTGATGATGGCCTGGCGGGTAATGCTGAACAGCTCCCCATAGGTGGCGAGCGCAATGGTCGCCTGTTTATCCCCTGTGGTGACGTATTTGTATTCCGCTCCTTCACGAACCTGACGCAGTGAACTGAATCCCCCCATACCCACACGGTGCGCAATCCTGAAATCAGACAACTGTCCTTTTTTGGTCCAGGCATCGAAGGTTTCCGGCGCTTCCTGCCAGCCCTGCAGAATGGACTTGTTTGCAACATCCAGCAGAATGTTACCGAAATCGGAGGTGCTGTGCGTAAATGCCATGCCGATCATCT